GCCGTCAATAAATCTTGTATTACCACCAATATCTTCGCACCCAATTCTTGCTTCCGAAAAAGAACTTAAATCATCAAACCATTGAGTCTTATCCGTTGTAGTTGTATATGTGATTGCTTGCTCTGTACCATCTATGTATAATTTAGGTTCTGTTCCATCTTGTACTAATTGAAGAAAGTACCATTGCCCTGTATTATATGTATTATCGGTATCAAACCTCCATTGAGTTACCCCACCTGAAGCAAAATGAACATTGAATTCATTATTAGTGTCATTGACACGAACCACAAATCTATTAGTACCGCTTCCCCCACCATCTGTAAATCCGAATAAAGTATCCCAATCCGTCGCTAAATCATCAAATTTAACCCACGCAGATAATGTACCAACTGTATCGGATGATATAGCAGATATGGCAGAGTTTATATCCACATAATCATCTGTACCATCAAACGAAGTAGAGCCTGCGGATGCGTGGGAGATTTCTTCCCGGATATTCCTAAAATCAAAAAATAGTTTTAAATCATCCCATGTCGCACCAAGATGCTTGTGCCAGCGAGATATAAGCGACCCACTTGTTCCCCATAACTTACCTAAACGAGTATTCAGCGAAGCTCCACCATTATTATTGGCGTAATTTCGCCACATTGAATTGAGTGAAGTGCCATCAACCTTTTGATCGATTAAAAATTGCTTCAAATTAGAATTAAGTGAGCCTCCACTTTCATCATTGTCGTAAAATTCTTTTGCTTTTGTGTTTATGCTATCTGACATATTTGAGCCTTGTTTATAGGGGGAGCATTACACTCCCCCCATGTGATTGGTTTAGGAAGTTTTAGTGTGGATTTCAACGCCCCATGCGTCAATAATCTCTACTACATCCCAGAATCCAGAACCGATAATGTTATCACGAAGATATGTGCCTTCACGATACGCTTCAGTTTTGAAAAGTTGTCCTGCGTAACCGAATCCTAATGCACCCTTAGTGAATACGCCACCTTTAGTTGCACTTGATGCTTCAGTAAATTCAGGTGAAGAGTGAATACCAATTCCTGCGATCTTCTGCACGAATCCGTTTCTCGCACCTTCATCCTGGACACCAGCACCTGCGAATTGAGCCGCAGTTACTAAGTCGTTATGGACACCATATGTTCCCCAGATTTGTGCTGGAGCTAATACTGCTTGTGGTTCACCCATTGCTGATGCAGCCTTCAAACTCTTGAGAGCTGAAAACAGATTATCAACTGTGAGTGCAGCAGAGCCATCACCAACACCAGTTGAGAAATTATCATATTCAGCATTGACTAATGCGTCAACTTTAGCTGCTAATGAATTACCAACTAATGCACCTACATTAGAAGCGACATCATCTGCATTAGATAGCATTGCTTCATCATAGATTGGAACCATAACAGAATACATATCTAATGTTGCTGTCTTCTTCTCTGTATCTAGAGCAGTTGAAGGTGTTACTGTACCTTCTGCTGTAGCTACTACGTCTGCACTAGTTAGTGTGTTAGAGCCTGCGTTATAGGCGATAAATGTGATTGAATCCGCTTTCGGTTCGCCTTTAACCGATATTAGCGGAAGTGTTACGTTTGCTTCTGAGAATTTGATCAGTGCTTCGGATTCTATTACTTCAAGTAATCCACCAGCAAAATTCCCACTGTCTCCTGTTGCCATAATTATTTTCCTTTAAAAATGGAATCCCATCTCTCTTGTGATATGTGAGAGAATGTTGATCTTATTTCGCCAGGTACTCGTTCTTGACCTACGCATACTCTAAAGCCATCTTCATATGGAATCTCTTCACCATTAGAAACGTATATATGCTCACCATCTTTAGTCATGGCAGATTTAACGCTTCCTGTGTCAATTCCTTTAGTCGGATTATGCTCGATTGATTCGAGATGTAAAGGCTTCTTTGATTTTTGCATAAGACTTTTTGTCGAGTTTCCCTTGCGATACATCTTTAGCTGCATCAACCAAGGTGTCGTACCCTTGATATGCACCAGCTGGAGTTGAATCAACATTTGGGACATTTGGTTTTGAAATTAGTTTTTTATGAACTACCCTTAATTGATTAACAGGTAATTCCTTAAATGTTTCTCTATCTTCTTCTGAGAAATCTGAAAGTAGTTCATCCATATATTTGGATTCGTCAGCCTTATAACGATCTACAATCGGAGTCAAATTATCAATAGTTGCCTTGCGTTCTTCAGCTAAAACCTTCCATTGATCTTGTTCTTCCATTTGCTTTGTTCGATTATCTTCTACTTGCTTCTGTAAGTTAGCAAGTTCGGCTTCTACCTTCTGTGCCCTTGTTCTATACTTCTTGCTTTCGGCAATAGCATCGCCAAGTTCGGGATTACTTGGTGCGTTCTGGCTTGTAGCCACCTCTTGTACTTCTTGTACTTGTTCTTCAGACATACTGTCTCCTTACCCTATTGTAATGGTGGTCGTTTCTGCCACCGCTTTTAAGTTCTTGTTTATCTGTTTACTTAATTCTTTCTCTGCGTGCTTCCAGACCTTATCCGATAAAGGCTTACTATCAGTAGTTACTGTTCTTCCCATATCAGCATTCCATTGAACCTTCTCTGCATTTGTCCCACTCCAACCTATTGTGACTCCATAGGGTGTTGCAGTACGCACCTGTAAGTTTCGCATCATATCACCAGATAGTTCTAAATCCACCTTTGTTCCGTTAGTCTTTCCTCTCCTAAGATTCGCTTTGACGTATCCATCGGAATACTTCTTAAATGGCTTACCATCTACGTCTTTTGAATTTTTGGTAGTATGCACTCTAATCTTATCAGCAATCTCATCGCCTAATTTCTTCCAAAACATCGGATTCATCTGTGGTATTGTTTCTAACGACTTAGCCATAATCAACGATTAACCACGAGATTCTACCTGTTGTTGATATGTTTGTGGTGTTCTCCATTTACCTTTATCTTGCTTGTCTTGTATGACTGACTTAGCACCCTTCTCATTAGATAATTTCTTACTTGATGTTGTCTCTCTTGCCCATCTATGTCTGCAATTAAATCCACCACCATCACCAAAAGCACCCGGATATTGTGAATCTATATCTTCACGAGTCATTGCTCCTGCACTAACCATATCTAAGCAAATATCTCTGGTCTTATCATCTACTACACCCTGGTATACATACGTTGCATCTACTGGGTCGAAGTTCGACATCTCTGCTGTTACGTTACGCTCAAAAGTATTCAAGCCTGTATTAGCTAATGTCTCCGCTTGGTCTGACCTTAATACACCACCCGCACCATTAAAGATGCCTTCTGCTATCTCTCTTTCAGTAGCACCACTAATAACTCCGCGTGCTACTTGCTTGCGAATATTCTCCCCCATCATACCTGCTTCACGCATGAATGTCGAACGATCCATCTCTAATAAGGATGTCAAAACTTCATTCGTTACTGTGCCTGTCATTTCCATACTAGTTAAGGCTTTCTCATATACTGACATCAGTTCGTCTATATCTGCTTGGAATCCTAACTGATTAAGAATCAAATCTTCCATATCTAGAGCCTGCAATACTAAGAGTATTTCTTCTCTCGCCATTCCTTGCTTACGTAAATCCATTATATTGCTTACAAGCAGTTCTTGCATTTTCTTAATTGAATCTGCGAATCCTTTACTTGCTATGTCTTTAAAATCAGCCAACAGGTTTCCTTAATGCTTGTAATAATGGAGATTGTGGTTTCACTGCTTCCGATTCCGCTTTCTTTGCTTCGTCTACTTCGCCAAGTTTGACTTTTAAATCTTCGTCTGATATATCTGGATTGAAATGTCTGAATAAATCTTCTCGACTAATAAGACCTTTTTCAAGTTTCCAATCTAACTCAGCTCGTTCTTCTTGTGGGCTTTTAGGAAATTCTATCTCTGCAAAATCTACTGCATATCGTTCGCCTAAGTCTTTACCTGTATGCGTTCTAATAACTGAACGATCTATCTCGTATCTGTCTTTCTCCCATTCTCGCCAGATAGGTATATCTGATATACGTGCCTCTAGATTCTCAATTTCCATCAATCTAAGAGCTTCACCGCTGGATGGGTTACCCGAATCGTCCCACTTAATCCTTAGATGATTATTAATAGCCGTCTGATTAGCGAATGATTTACTAACTTCAATCATATCTTTTAAACTTCCAGGATTACCAACAAAGCTAAAAGTAGCACCTTCTGGCAACACCATTACTTTATCTATCCCCATACTGAGAGTAGAAGCATTATCTAGTCCACTTGCTACTGGCTGACCAAAGCTAAATCTTTCAGCTAATGCAATCTCTGTATTCGCTATACCTATTTGAATTGCTGCTCTTATCACATCGCTTGCTTTTTGTGGATAATCAACAAAAGATACAGGTATTATACCATATGGATTAATGTTATCGTCATTGACTTGAATCACCCTACCAGCTTGATTGTATTTGAAATGCAATTCATCACTCCAAAATACAAATATCCTATTCCCTTTAGCATCGCGTTCTACTTCATACGACACGCCTCTAATCTCGCCATCTACGGTGTATCGTTTAAAATATGGAATAATATCATATTCTAATATAGACTTGCGTTCGTTCCATCTTGTACGCATACCCATGCTTGATGTAAGCCACGCTAATTCTGAAAACTCTCTTGCCTTTTGGTCTAATTTATATGAGTAATCTGAATAATCTTCCGATACATCACCATTGATCATTCTGATAGGTGGCTCTTTGTAAATCATCATTCGAGCCTTTGCGAATCTTGGTACGATCTTTTGCGGAAATGATGGTACTTGATTCAATGTTGCCGGAGCAAACCACTTATCGATATGTGTGTCTGTGTCGATATGATAGTAGAAATCTAGTGCTACCGCCTTCTCTGCATCTTCTCTGTTCGCTACGCCTTCTTGAGCCTTTCTTACTGATTCCATCACTAATGATTCTGATAGTTCAGGCATTACTATTGTGTTCACTGATCTCATGCTTCATACATCCAATTCTTATTTTCGTCTTTCGTGAAGATATTTTGCATCATCTTATCCGATGTCTGCTTTATCTTTTTGTCCATTCGCCACCCTATTATCCATAGTCCTATGAATAACACATTAAAGCCCAATGAGAAGCCGAGTATCAATTCCATGCCACCGATGTTCCTACTCTTTGCACAATCGGATGTTTAAGCTCAATATAATACGAACAAGCATCCAAAAAATGTGTCATCGCATCGTCCTTTTTGGAAATCCCACCTTTTTTATCTCGCTGTGTCTGTTCTAAATCTTTAATTAAATATTTACACGATGGATCAATGGTCATCTTGACTCTATCTTTAGCATCTAATAGCATTCTATTCAATGCACTCAATCTATCTTTCTGCGTTGGGTGGGCAACTCTCGCAATCACCTGGAATCCATTGTCTTTTAAAATCTGATGATCTGATCTATTAGATGTGGTAGATCGTGCCTTACCAGCTGGATCAGGGAATATTGGATGTAAGCCCCATCTCTTACGCATCTCTCTGCTCATAGCTTCTGTATTAGAATTAGACTGTCGAATCTCGTCATAATAATGAATAGTCCCATCAGTATATACACAAGCTATGACTGCACTCATGTAATCAACATTGAAATCCATACCTATAAATCGTTCACTTGTTAATCCATCAGCCTTTTTGATATGAATATCTCTATCAAAATTGTATGCAGCACGATTACCTGTTGTCTCGAATGATGCTTCCATCTCTTGTCTGTATAGTCTCCCATCCATATTAGATTTGAGTCTATCAATCTCACTATCTTCAACGAAACCACCCTCTATTGTAGTGTATTGCCACGACATCCATTCAGGATCGCTTTGCCCCTTTAAGTATAAATCATACAAAGAATTATATCCATCTGGAGTACCTATGAACATTGCATCGCCTTGAGTAGTTGCTAACATAGGAAGGACAATCTCCTGCCATACGTGATTCTTAAACATAGCATATTCATCAAGAACAACCCTATTAAGCCCTGCACCTCGTAAGGAATCCTCATTATCTGCACCCTTGATACAAATTTCTGCCCCATTGGATAATGTTACCTTTAGTTCTGATTCGTTTACTTTCGCCCTGTCCCGGAATATCTGCCTTAATACCGGGAAGGCTATCATCTTGCCCTGCCTGTATGTTGGTGCTATGAACCATCTTCTTTCGTTCGCTTCTATCTCCCCCAGACAAAGCCACATTAATGCCAGGTAAGTCTTGCCGAAGCGTCTCCCAGCTACCACCACCTTGAATCGGTGATCGTCTTTGAGTATCTCTCTTCGTAGCGGATTGAGTGTCCATTCCATCAATTAGTTGATTGTCATTACTCAATGTCAAAAACCTTAATCGGTTCTTGGTTAATCGTAGCCTCTATACGATCTAATGCTTTACCTTCGGTTCTGTCTGATATCCAATCTCTTGCAGCTTTATCGCCTTTTACTGCTTGATTCCATGCTTTCTCAATCATCGCATGATAAAAGGTTTTTCTACTTACAGGATCAAGTTCTTTCCCCTTAACTCTTATAATGTCTGGTATGCAGAATTCTTTCTTAGGTCTACCTGGAGACATCTTATTCCCCTTCTTAAATGGTCTACCTATGACCTTT